TTTTCATAGCATCTGCTTTTCCTTGTTCGTAAAAGTGTTTTGCAACAGCATCCGCATTCATTGCCGTGTATAGAGATTTATGATAACCTTTAGCGTCTATCAAAGTAGAATTTTTATCGACAAACTTTGCCATAAAATTATTTGAATCGCTTTGAATATTTTTAACCTCTTCAGCATTGTTTACGTTAAACCTGTATTTCTTGTCACCGACGTTGTATTCAAAACCTTTGAACTTGTCGTTGAAAACCTGCTCGGTTTTCTGCGTGAAAATATCAGAGTTTGTTTTAACTGTTTTTTGAGTTGCTTCTGACTCTTTGTTGTATCTATTAAAGAAATCAACTGCCTTTTGCTGCTCAGTTGTGAGCTTACTTCCAGCTTTGATCTCCTCATAGTATTTAGACTTTTGCCCGTCTAAGTGGCTCTTAGCGCTGGCAACTTGCTCTTTAAGCGCTAATTTCTTTCTACGTATATCTCTATCGTCGTCTACATCTTCGTCATAAGAGAACGTGTCTTCCATAAGGAAGTTAATTTCTTCGTTATCTAAATGAGGTTTTGTTTGTTTGTAGTATTCTCTTAACAAAGCCGTGTCATCTAGTTTGCTATAATCTTGATTAAGTTTCACATAGTCACTTAAATCACCTCCAGTCTCTTCCATAAAGTCCATTAACTTTTGGATATTCTCTGGTAATGGTTTTCCAGTAGCCTCAGCTTCTGCTATAGCTTCTTCAACCTGCTCTTCTACTTCTTCAACTTCCTCTTCAGTAATCTCTTCTAATACTGGAGTTTCTTGTGTTTCAGTTTCTGGTTGTGCTTCCGTTTCTTCAGTAACTTCTGTTACCGCTTCTTCGGTTTTTTCTTCCGCCACAACTTCAGTTTCTTCTTTCTCTTGTGGTGGAGCACTTAAATCTACCTTAATAACGCTATCGTCACCAGCAGATTCAAATTTACTTTCATCGACTTGCCCAGTCGTTTCTTGGGTAGTCTCTTCGACTACTTCTTTGTTTTCTTCTTCCATAATATAATATAATAATAATTAATAATTCTAACTAGGGTCAAACGAACCTAAATCAAATCCCCCACCTAGTATATCATTACCTGCGGACTCAAAGTTTTTAGGTGGTTTTCCACTATTTCTTTGTTCAATCATCTCTGATTGCTGTGTTGCTTGTATCTTTGTTCTTTCGTCTTTACGATCTTCTTTTTGTTTTTCTCTATCTTTCACGCCATCAACCTCAACTCCCTTAAGCTGCATGTTATACTGGAATTCTAAGGCCATAAGTTCTTTTTTCAATATAACTTCTTGTTGCATTTTACCAGCGTCAATCTCCGCTTTCATTTGTTCAAATTGAACTTTACCTTGTAGTAGAGCTTGTTCTTTTTGTACCTCTGCTTGAGCAGCTGCTTGGGCCGCTTGAGCGTTAGATTGTGTTTGTGCTTGGATATTCTCCATTTGCAACCTTCTGTCTCTTGCTTCCTTCTTTTTTCTTCTTATCTTTAACAGTTGGTTTGCCAGTTTTACACTGCGCACCTCCCTAAGGTCAATAGCATCTTCTAACTCTATGCTTTTTTGCTGTAAAGCCATTTGGATATTATTTTCTAACCTTCCTTTCTCTTCTTCATCTGGTTGTAATTCTATAAAAATACCAAAATCATACAAGTGTAACTCCGACATTTCTTCTAGCGTAGCAACGTTGTGAGCACCTATAGCTTGAATAAAAGCGTCTTTAGTAGGCGAATACTCTATAACATCAGATATTCTAAGCGATAAACATTCGGCTGTTTGTGCTGTTAAAAATAATCCCGCTTGTAATATGTGTCTTGTCGCCGTGTTTGAGTTTGCTGCAGCTAGTTTTTGAACACCAACCAAAGCATTTTTATCTGGCATACTACCGTCTCTAGCTTCGTTAAGACCGGTTACATCTCTTATCATTTGTAGATAGTAATTATATGTCCCAATTAGCGCTTGCATTTTATTACCACCAGACCCAGATGTAATTTCTTGAATAGGTACTTTTCCTGGATTCATGTCTCCTTCTGATGTGAAGCTCCTTCCTATCACGGATCCAGTTTGAAAGAACATATTCAAAGCTTCTTGTGGATTATAGTTTGTTCCGTTACCTAAATCAACCTCAGCTAGACCGTCAGCGTCTAAATAAACACCATCAGGAACCATCCTTGACATTACCTGCTGTAGTTTAAGGTGTGTTAACTGTATCATGTCAGCAAAACCAGTAACACGTTTTACTAATGAATCTATTTTACCGTTATACATTCTTGGCGCAACTATAGAGTAGTTCATTTTAACTTTAGTATAATCACTTTTTGGGCGCATCATATTTTTAGCCATCTCCCATTTAAGTAATTTATCAGTACCTAAAATCATAGCTCCATCGTAAAGACACTCTATAGACCTTAACATTCTGCCATAACCACCCTCCATATCACTCGGTGGGTTGTATTGATCATCTCTTGATATAATCTTGTCCGCCCCAGTAGCGGTTTCTTTAACCTTGTAAACCTCATTCATGTAAGTCTTATAGTTAAAGTATAAAACCTGAACAGTGTTGTTATCCTCCTTGTCTGATGAGAATCTTGTTGTGTTATTATTTCTATTAAATGTTTTGTTTTTCATTATATCCTCAAGATCAGTCTCTGATAGATGAGGAAATTGTTTTGCTAATTCGTTTACCGCGATAGATTTAACCTCACCAACATAGTAAATGTCATCAAAATAAGGTGAATCACTATAAGAATAAACTAAATTAGCGGGATCAACATAATCTACAGTAACACCTTCAGATGTATTAAAGTTTGTTTTAACAGCACCTATACCTAAAACAGTTAGGTCATAATAAAACCTTTTCTTTATCAACTCATAGTTACTACCTTCAAATAATACGTTTAAAGCTTGTTCTTCAGCTAATTCTACAGCTTGCTTGTAAGTCAACTGCATGTGTAACCCAAGTTCTTCGTCAGACGTAGGTAGCTCCTCAATATTGCTCTCACTCAAATCAACGCCAATCTCTCCCTCAAGTTCCGCGTCAAAATCTTTCATTCTCATGTCCCTTATAATCTTCTCCATGTAATCAGTTCTCTTATCAACACCATTTGGAGATTGTGAGAAGGCTTTTATATCGTATGTTCTTTCAGCTATACCATTAACAACTATATCAACAAACTTAGATATAATCGGAACTGGTTTCCAGTCTAAATTTAAATAGGACAAATCACCATTTATAGACAACTCATCCTTATACTTTTGAATAGATTGCTCGCCTCTAGCATACAATCTTAAATTATGAAAATCATTGTGATTAGACCTATATCTATTACTAGCTCTATCATCGTTAAACCACTCTTGCTCTATTGCTTTACCTACTTTCAAACCATAATCATAGCTTAGCTTTTCAGCATCACTAACTGTTTGACTCGGGAAATAACTTTTAATGCCAGACTCTGCCATATTTATTATTTGATTATTTGTGAATTTGTTCCAGTATTACTATACTTAGAAATATTTATATTTAGTGGTTGTTTTTCAACCTTAGCGTTTGGCGCGTATAAATGTCTGTTGTTAGCCATAATAGCTAAACCAGAACTTATCGACGCATCATGCTTTGTTCTTTTGTTTATGTCAAATTTCGCCCAATCATTTAACAGTTCATTGAAGTATAAGTCTCCAAACGTTCCGTCTTGCTTCATTCCAACGTGATCTTGTATATACATCTCAATTGCCGCGGCGTGAGCTTGCTTAATGTCTTCTGAGGAGTTAGGTATTCCACCAACCTCTTTTTCTGCAACAGATAATTTGTTCCAGACTTTATCAGGTCTATTCATACTAAACCCTCTATATCCTCTACGTCTCAAGTAATACAAGAGACGGGGTTTATTGTTCTCTGCGAGTATAGGCATCCCATAAAATACTAAAGCCATTAGAACGTCCTCAAAGAACATCTCAGCTGTTGGTGGCCTTGATAAGTATTCTAAAAAGAAACTGTTAGCTGGAGCGTCTTCCATACTGAACCTAGTTAAACCGTGTAAAGCTCCTTTCGATCCAACTCCATCTACCGTTCCTGATATATCGTAACTATCACAACCAAAAGCTCCCATGTGTTCATTACCTGGATACTTAATACCGTTTTTAAGTACCACTCTATTTTGCAGTTGTTGAGGTGGAACCCAACTTAATTTAAATCTACCTTTTGGGTCTGGATAGAATATTACTTGAGAATCTTTAATCCCATTAACCCATTGAAAATTACCAGTTGTAATTCCTAGAGTTCGAGTCATCTCTTCATTGTAATCTATCTGCTCGTATAATTTAACTAAGTTAAATATACTATTTTTAGTCTCATCTCTAAACGCGTGCTCTGTGGTTCTTGGAAACTGGCGGTAAAACTCATTCAAAGCATCTTGATCGTCTTTTAAACCATCTACTTCGTTTTGCCAATTATCTATTACACCTACATCTATTAATTCACCGTCTGGTGTAAGTCTGTCGATATCAGGGTTAGTAAAGACTGGAATTCCATACTCGTCAATAAATCCTTCATAGTTCCATTCCATTGGGATAAAAAGAGAGTATAAGCCAGACTTTGTCTGACCATTTCTATTTCGTTTCGTGACATCTGAGGCATTGTATAGTTTTTTAAAATTCTCTCCACCTTTATCTAAAGCATTTGAAGTACTACCCATCATACATTTACCAATAAT